CAGTTCTCAAGGGTAAATTTTGTAGAGCCTGATCTTGGAAGTAGACAGAAGCTAATCAAGCAGCTACTTAAGATAGGATGGAGGCCACTAGAATATACTGAGAAAGGAAACCCAAAGCTAACTGAAGAAAGCTTAGAGTTTCTTGAAGGTGTTGGTAATGATATAGCACGGTGGTATATTCTTAAGCATAGGCAAAGTCAGATTGAGGGATGGCTAAATAAGCTTAGACCAGACGGTAGACTTTCAGCGGAGGCATTTACATGCGGAACTAATACAGGAAGGTTTAGACATAAGATTGTGGTGAATGTACCTAAGGCATCTCCGAAGGTAGTATTTGGTAAGGAGATGCGTAGTTTGTTTGTTGCTGATCCTCCGTATATAATGGTAGGTCACGATGCTGAACAGCTAGAACTTCGTATGCTTGCTCACTATATGGGCGATGATGAATATATCAGGCAGATACTAGAGGGTGACATCCACACATTTAATCAAAACATGGCAGGCTTGGACAATAGAGATGACGCAAAGACATTTATCTATGCCTTTAATTACGGTGCAGGCGATGCTAAGCTTGGTAGTATTGTTGGTGGCACTGCTGCTGATGGCAGGGTTATGCGTGAAACTTTCTTGGCAAGGGTTCCTAAGCTTGCTAGACTGATGAAAAGGGTTGAGACTGCTGCCAACAGGGGCTATCTAATTGGCCTTGATGGTAGGAAGCTGTGGCTTAGGTCTCAGAACAAAGCACTCAATACACTCTTACAGGGTGGTGGTGCAGTAGTAATGAAATCTAGTATGATTTTTCTAGACAAATGGGTTAGGAGGCATAATCTTGACGTAAGAAAAGTTATTGATATGCACGATGAAGGTCAGGCAGAGGTGTTGCCTGAGCATGTAGATATGTATAAGGAACTCGCAGCTAAGAGTATTGTCAAAGCTGGTGAGTATTTTAATCTTAGAATCCCCCTAGCTGTGGATACTAAAGTAGGCACTAATTGGAGTGAGACACACTAATGAGCACTAAACTTGACAACTATAGCACCGGTGGCGGTAAGAAAGACTTTGGCCGTGTAGACGATGGCACCTATCCGGGCCGCTGTGTACAGGTAGTTATCCTTGGTCGTCATAAAGAAACTGATTGGAAGACTGGTCAGGTTAAAACTTATGATGATGGGAACCCTGTGGTACAGCCAAAGGTATTCTTTACTTGGGAACTTCCTGATGAGACCATTGAAATTAATGGTGAAGAAAAGCCCCGCTGGTATAGCAAGGAGTTCACCATCTCTGCCAGTGAGAGGGCAAACCTTCCCAAGATTATGGCTGCTCTCGATGCAGGCAATGACATGGCCGATGCACTGACTAAGCCCTGCCTTGTAAACATTGGCTCTACTTCTACTGGTAAGGCTAAGGTCACCGGCATTACTAAGGTGCCGAAGGGCATGGCTGTTGGTGAATTGGTGAATGACCCCAAGCTGTTTGATCCGTATGATCCCGATATGGAAACTTGGGAGAAGCTTCCTCAGTTCCTCCAGAAAAAGATTAAGGAGGCAGAGGACTTTGAAGATATGAAGCTGTCCTCTCTTCTTGCTGTCTCTGTAGAGGACGGTGGGTTTGAGGATGATGAGGATGAGGAGATGTTCTAATGACAAAGCTAGCAGTAGATGGAGACATTCTAGTCTACTCTTGTGGCTTTGCAGCACAGAAGAATATCCACACTGTTTGGCTCGGCGATAAGAAGTATGGCGAGTTTGAATATAAGAAGGATATGATGCAAGTAATAGGGGGCGAAGATGCCCCCTTTACTTTCACTACTGAAGTTGTTGCTGAGCCAGTGCAGAATGCTTTGCATAATGTAAAGCTAGCAATGGAGGAAGCTCTTGACAACTGCAAAGCAGACAAATACAAAGTGTACCTCACAGGAAAAAACAACTACAGAGAGGCAGCATTCCCAGAATACAAAGCAAATAGAGATGCCGCCCATAAACCTGTACACTATCAATCAATTAAAGATTATATCGTTAGGCGTTGGCATGGAGCCATTGTTGAGGGCCTTGAAGCAGACGACGCGATAGGTATTTCTGGCTATGAGCACGACGCAATCATGGCATCTATTGATAAAGATCTGTTGATGGTTCCGGGTACACATTATCATTTAAGAGATAAGACATTTAAGGTGGTAGATGATGAAGAAGGTGATTTAATTTTCCTGAGACAGTGGCTCACTGGAGATTCCACTGATAATATTCCGGGCATTAAAGGAACCGGGCCAGCTAAAGCAAAGAAACTTATTCCTGATGGTATGTCTAAAGAAGAGGGGTATTGGACTGTACTTAATACCTATCCATCAAGAGAAGACGCATACCTCAATGGGAGTTTGGTATGGATTCTAAGAAACAGATTGGAAAAAAGAAATATCGAAACAGTGATGAACCAAGTAAAAGCTCATCTTTTAAGCTGAGAAAGAGAAGCTTTGCTCCAGAGGTTTGTTCTTATTGTAATGGTGTTGGACATGATAGCTGTGGGTATCCATGCCAAATTTGTGAAGGTACAGGAGAATTGAATGGGTAGAAAAACTCCTCCGTTTCCTCACTATGAGAAGTGGACCACTGCTAGGTTCTGGTCTTTCATCAGGTCTGCACTACGAAGAGCATGGACTAGGTGGCCTCCTAAGTATGAAGCCATGAATAATGCTAAAAGATCATGCGAAGGCGGTGGTAGACAGAAGTGGGAATATCAGTGTGCTGAATGTAATGAATGGTTTAAACAGAAGGAGGTAGAAGTTGACCACATCGAACCAGCAGGACAGCTCAAAAGCTATGAAGATCTCCCTAGATTTGTCGAGCGACTATTCGTTGGACCACAGTCTCTACGAGTCTTATGTAAACGATGCCATCGGAACATCACAAATTCCAAATAAGGCTCTAGATAAACAGATTGGCGGTAGTCATTACAAGAGATTTAAAATCCAGCCATATCAGTTTATCTATGAGAACGGTATCCCATATACTGAGGGATGTATTATTAAGTATATTTGTAGGTGGAGAGAGAAGAATGGCATTGAAGATCTAGAAAAGATTAAGCACTATGTTGATCTCCTGATTGAAATGGAGAGAGAAAATGAAAGCTGATTATATCAATCACATGGGCTCAGATATTACAGTAGTTAATGCTGCCCGAGTTTCTTTCAATAAAGAAGTAGAGGAACTTTCTCATAAGGACTATGGTCTAATCAGGTTCCTTGCTAAGCACGGCCACTGGACTCCGTTCTCTCACCCACAGATTATGATTAGAGAGACTGTGCCTATCTTTGTAGCTAGGCAGAGATTTAAACACATGGTTGGTTTTACTTACAATGAGGTAAGTAGGAGATATGTAGACGATACTCCAGAGTTCTTTTATCCAGAAGAATGGAGGAGTCGGCCAGAAGGCAGTGTTAAGCAGGGAAGTGGAGAAGAGCATGAGGATAGTGAACGGTATAAATATATCTATAAGTCTACTTTAGAATATCTATCCACTCTCTACACTAACATGATTAGCGATGGTGTAGCGCCAGAACAGGCTAGGATGATTCTTCCTCAGTCTATGTATACTAGCTATTATGTAACTGGAAGCTTGGCTGCATGGGCTAGGGCTTATAAGCAAAGGATTGACACACACGCACAGAAAGAGATTCAAGAGCTTGCTGTTCAGTGGGATGATATTATTAGACCTCTGTTCCCTGCCTCTTGGGAGGAGCTAACTAAATGAGTTTGATGAGAGGATACCTTCTTTCTGATCTAGACTATAACAGTATTCGAGATACACTTAATCAGATGAAAGATTTGGTAGGTGAAGATAGTCTTGATCTGTCTATTATTGATGAAATGATGGAGGTACTTGAAAGTGCAAGTCCTATTGTTGTCGGATTTGACAGGGCCTTGGCTGATTAGGGCAGTGTATATTTGTTACGACTGCACTCAACCCATTTCTTATTGGATGTAATATGAAACTAAAACAAAAGCATTTGTTGATTGGAGATCCACATGCACACCCTGAGTATGACAACGACAGATTTGAAGCACTTGGTAGGTTTATCCTAGATGAGCGCCCTACTAAGATCATTTGTATTGGCGACATGGCTGACATGCCAAGTCTTTCTTCATACGATAAAGGTAAAAAGACTTTCGAAGGTAGACGTTACCAAGACGACGTAGAGGCTACAAGGGATGCTCAGCGTAAATTATTTTCTGCAGTAGATAGATATAACTCTAGAAGATCTAAGAATAAGAAGAAGCAGTATATTCCTGAGTGGTGGATGACTATTGGCAATCACGAAGAACGTATCTTGCGTGTTGTTAATAACAATCCAGAGTATGA